CATCGGTATTCAGGGAGATGGAACTGGGGAGTTTGATTCTGATAACTTCAGATTCCTCTGCAAGGCAGCAGCACTACCCCCTTCAAATGTTTCACCTATCGACATTCCTTTCAGAGGTAGAACTCTAAAGGTTGCTGGAGATAGAAGTTTCGAATCTTGGACTGTTACTATCATCAACGATGAAAGTTTCAATCACAGAAGAGCATTCGAAGCATGGATGCAAAATATTGCACAGTATGAGAATCATGCTGGTATGAATGATCCTAATGATTACATGGGACAAGCAACCGTGTATCAGTTGGGTAGAAATGCATCCCAACAGCAAGGTCCTACTCAAGGTTCTGGTGGAACTGCAAACATTATTGCACAGTACAGATTTGTAGATATCTTCCCAACTAGTGTTGGTCAGATTGATCTTTCTTACGAAACCACCGATATCATTGAGGACTTCCCAGTCGAGTTCCAGATTCAGTACTACTATCCTGAAAAGCCCGGAACTAACGCCTGATAAATACTAAGAAGACCAAGTACAACTTAATTAATTATGGCCAAACTTTTTGGTTTTTCTATTGAAGACGAAGATCCCAAGTCTAAAGGTGCCGTCTCCCCCGTTCCTCAAAATAATGAGGACGGGGTTGACCACTATTTGACTAGTGGATTTTTTGGTTCTTATGTAGATATTGAAGGCGTCTACAAGACAGAAAACGATCTAATTAAAAGATATCGCGAAATGGCGCTACACCCTGAGGTGGATAGTGCTATTGAAGATGTTATTAATGAAGCAATTGTTTCTGACTCGAACGATTCTCCTGTCGAGATTGAACTATCAAACTTGAAAGCAAGTGATAGTTTGAAGAAAATGATTAGAGATGAGTTCAAAAGAATTCTAGAACTACTTGACTTTGATAAAAAGTGTCACGAAATTTATAGGAATTGGTACGTTGATGGACGTGTCTATTATCACAAAGTAGTTGACGAAAAGAAAGCAGAAGAAGGTATTCAAGAGTTAAGATATATCGATCCAATGAAGATGCGATATGTCAGACAACAAGTCAAAGATAAAAAAGACGGTCTAGTAACTAGAACTCCTGCAGGAACATCAAGTCCTGAAGATTTCAAGTTCCCAGAAATCGAAGAATACTTCATTTATAATAAGAAGTCCAACTACGGTGGTGGTGGATATAATCCAGCAAATAGAAGTGCATCACAATCTGCAGGTGTAAGATTCACCAAAGATTCTATTGCATATTGTACTTCTGGTCTTGTAGATAGAAACAAAGGAACCGTCCTTTCATATCTACACAAAGCAATTAAATCACTCAATCAACTTAGAATGATTGAGGATTCCCTCGTAATCTATCGTTTATCTCGTGCTCCAGAACGTAGAATTTTCTACATTGATGTTGGTAACCTACCAAAAGTAAAGGCGGAGCAATACTTACGTGACGTAATGATGCGTTATCGTAACAAACTCACCTATGATGCAAGCACTGGTGAAATTCGCGACGATAAAAAGTTTATGAGTATGCTTGAAGATTTCTGGTTACCACGTAGAGAAGGTGGTCGCGGAACAGAAATCTCAACTCTTCCTGGTGGTCAAAACCTTGGAGAGATTACCGATATTAACTATTTCCAATCTAAACTATATCGTTCATTGAACGTTCCAACTTCCAGAATGGAAGGTCAGAGTGGATTTAGTCTCGGTCGTTCTTCTGAGATTCTTAGAGATGAACTTAAGTTCTCTAAGTTTGTTGGTCGTTTGAGAAAGAGATTCTCTAATCTATTCAACGATCTACTCAGAACACAACTAATCCTTAAAAATATTGTAACTCCTCAAGATTGGGAGATCATGAGTGAGCATATTCAATATGACTTCTTATATGATAACCACTTCTCCGAACTCAAGGATGCTGAACTGCTAACTGAGAGACTCAATATGGCAGCGACTGCAGAACCTTACATCGGTAAGTATTATTCTCAGAACTATGTAAGAAGTAAGATTCTACGTCAAACTGATCAAGAAATTATTGAACAGGATGAACTGATCGCAAAAGAAATTGAGGCAGGCGTAATTGCAGATCCCAATGCACCAATTGATCCTGAAACGGGTCAACCAATGACTCCAACTGCAGGAGATTCTATTGATGGTGAATCCGGATCTGTCCCTACAGAACCCGAAATGGATACATCAGGTCTTGATGACGTTGAAGCATAAGGAATAAATAAAACATACAATTTGTAATTTAACAATGACTGAACAACCACTTGATAAATTGATGGATTTACTTGCAACAGATGGAACTGCATCTGATGTTAGTGATGAAATTAAAAATATTCTGTTTACCAGAAGTGCAGAAAAAATCGATGCTATGAGACCTGAGGTCTCCTCCACTATGTTCGCCCAACAAGCGGAACCAGAGGTGGAAACTGAAGAGGAATAAATAGTAATTAATGAGTTTTTACTTATCTAATGGATAGAACGCTATTGTTAGGTGCTGAAGCAGCACTACCAACTACTACTGGTACTGCAACGAGTTTTACTCAGGCAACTGCAGTACGTTTAGTTAATAATTCTTCTACTGCTTATAGAGTAGTGGTCGTTGAAACGCAGGGGGGAACTATGATTGGTTCCATGACTATGCCTGCAAATTCCGTAGAGATTTTAGAAAAAAACCATACACATTGCGTGTATGCAACTAACGCCGCAGTTCTTGGCGCACAAGTCGGATTCACTGGATGACCATGAAACTAATCAGAGAAGAAATCGAAAAGGTTGAGGTTCTTACCGAAGAAAAAAATGGTAAGAAATCTCTGTATATCAAAGGACCTTTCCTCCAAGCGGAAGTAGTAAACCGCAATGGTCGCATGTATCCAATGGGTATCATGGAAAGAGAGGTCAAGAGATATGCAGAAGATTATGTGAAGAAAGGACGTGCCCTAGGAGAGCTAGGTCACCCCGATGGTCCAACTGTCAACTTGGATCGTGTTTCACATAAGATCACCGAACTGTATCGTTCTGGTAACAACTTTGTTGGTAAGGCACAAATTCTTTCTACCCCTATGGGTAAGATTGCTGAGTCCCTACTCAAAGATGGAGTCACCCTTGGTGTTTCTTCCCGTGGCATTGGTTCACTAAAAGAGAACGACAAGGGATATAAAGAAGTTGGTGAAGACTTCATGCTTGCTACCGCTGCTGATATCGTAGCGGATCCCTCTGCACCTGATGCCTTTGTACAAGGAATCATGGAAGGTAAGGAGTGGGTATGGGAAGGAAGCATCCTTCGCGAAAGAAAAGCACAAGAAATTAAGAATCAAGTAGAAGAACTGTCTAGGCAGCGTGCTCTTGATGAGCATAAACTTAATTTGTTCAATGACTTCTTGTCATCATTATAAAATTATTATTGTATAAATAAATATATAATTAACATACGGTTAATCACGGAGAGTTTCAAATGTCTAGTGACAACAATCTACAGGAAATGGAGGCAGGCACTAAGCAATCCAAAACTGCGGTAAATGCGGGTGCTAAACCTGCAGAACCCATGCAAACTTTGGATGGCACCTCCTACGAGGATCTCGGCGGCCCCACTCCTGACAACTATCGCCCTGACGACGGTTCTGCGGAACTGAAGGACGCAGGCGCAGGTCTAAAGCAAGTCAAGGACGTTGTTAACAAAGGCGCTAAGCCTGCGGAACCCATGAAGGGTATGAAGGAAGAAGAGGAAGTCGCTGAAGACGAAGTAGTTGCAGAAGCAGAAGAGACCACCGAAGAGGTCGTTTCCGAAGAAGAAGCAACTGAAGAAGTCGTCGCAGAAGAAGAAGTAACCGAAGAGACTGAAGAAGTCGAAGAAGTGGTTGCTGAAGAAGAAGTCGTAGAAGAAGAGTCATTCAACGTCGAAGAAGACGTTAATGCACTTCTCTCCGGCGAGGAACTCTCCGAAGAATTCCAAGAAAAAGCACGCACCATTTTCGAAGCAGCACTTCGTTCTAAAGTATCTGAGATCAAAGAAGGTCTTCAGGCACAGTACGAAGCAAAATTCGAAATGGCTGTTGCAGAAGAGGTAGAGGAAGTAACCTCCACCCTAACCGAAAGAGTCGATTCCTATCTTGAGTATGTTTCTCAAGAGTGGGTCGATGAGAACAAACTTGCTATCGAATCCGGACTTAAGTCCGAAATGGTAGAGTCCTTCATGACTGGAATGAAGGGACTTTTTGAAGATCATTATGTATCAATCCCTGAAGATAAATATGATGTGCTAGAGAGCATGGTAGAAAAACTAGATGACATGGAAACAAAACTCAACGAGCAGATTGAGAAGAATGTTTCCCTAAACAAGCGCCTCGCAGAGTCGGTTGCAGACGGAATCTTCGCAGAAGTTTCTGAGGGACTAGCGGTCTCCCAGAAAGAAAAGCTCGCCTCACTTTCTGAAAGTGTGGAGTTTGAAAGTGAAACCCAGTATCGTGAAAAAATGGAGATGTTGAAGGAATCTTATTTCTCTTCAAAGTCTGTTTCTCCAGCAGCAACAACCGAAACTCTTTCTGAGGGAGAAGAAGTTGCTCATGAATCTCATAGTGGAACCATGGCAGCATACCTCAGAACACTTTCATCAGTTGCTAAAAACTGATTTTAATATTAAATCAAACGTCAACTTTTAATCCATAGGTAAAAGCAATGTTTCAATCTGAAGCACTGCAGGAAAAGTGGGCACCTCTCCTCAACCATGAGGGTTGCGATGAAATCTCTGATTCTCATCGTAGAGCTGTAACCGCAGTCCTGCTAGAAAACCAAGAAAAATTCCTTAGAGAGCAAGCAGCTTTCTCTGGTGGACAGTCATTCCTAACTGAGACCCCAACCAACGCAGCAAACGCTGCTGGTGCAGGCGGTGGTTTCGGTGGCGATGCTGCTTCCGGTGGTCCTGTCGCTGGTTTTGACCCTGTTCTAATCAGCCTTATCCGTCGCGCAATGCCTAACCTGGTCGCATATGACCTCGCAGGCGTTCAACCAATGAGCGGTCCTACTGGACTAATCTTTGCAATGCGCTCCCGCTACCAGAATCAGTCTGGCACTGAAGCACTATTCGACGAAGCAGATACCGCATTCGCAGGTCAGGACGACGGTCTAAACCTCACCGGAGGTATGACCGACGCTTCCGTTGGTATGGGTACTACTTCCCAGTCCGGATCTAATCCTGGTCTACTTAACCCAACTGCTTCTGCAACTGAAACCGATTATAACGTCGGTCAGGGCATGAAGACTGGTGACTCCGAGAACCTCGGTAATGGTTCCGGTAACCAGTTCAACGAGATGGCATTCTCTATCGAGAAAGTCCTCGTCGAAGCAAAGTCCAGAGCACTCAAAGCTGAGTACTCCCTAGAACTAGCACAAGACCTCAAGGCAATCCATGGTCTGAATGCTGAAGCGGAACTAGCAAACATTCTCTCTACTGAGATTCTTGCTGAAATCAACCGCGAAGTCATCAGAACCATCTACAAGACTGCTAGACAGGGTGCTGCTGCTAACACCGCAACCGCTGGTGTATTCGACCTAGACATCGACAGCAACGGTCGTTGGTCTGTTGAGAAGTTCAAGGGTCTACTCTTCCAAATCGAGCGCGATGCAAACGCAATCGCCCAAGAGACTCGTAGAGGAAAGGGTAACGTAATCATGTGCTCCGCAGACGTAGCATCTGCACTAGCAATGGCTGGAGTACTAGACTACACCCCCGCACTCAACGCTAACCTCAACGTTGATGACACCGGTAACACCTTCGCAGGTACCCTGCTTGGTAAGTTCCGCGTATACATCGATCCTTATTCTGCAAACGTTGCTGCTCAGCAGTACTACGTTGTCGGTTATAAGGGTTCTTCCCCATATGACGCAGGTCTATTCTACTGCCCATATGTACCCCTCCAGATGGTCCGTGCAGTTGGTGAGGATACCTTCCAACCCAAGATCGGCTTCAAGACCCGTTACGGTCTCGTTGCTAACCCTTATGCACAAGGAACCGCTCAGGGTCTCGGCGCTCTTACCACTAACGCAAACCGTTACTACAGAAGAGTCCAGGTCAAGAACCTCATGTGATTCTGTTTCACATATCTTCCACAGGGATCCTTCGGGATCCCTTTTTTTATCTAAATAACTGAAAGAATAAAACCAATGTTGTCCCAGCAGATTACAAATAGGAACTTCTTAAGTCCTGTAGGGTTTAAATTTACCCTATCAAGATCACCCAAGGCTGCGTTCTTTGCTAATGCTGCGAACATTCCAGACTTAACATTGGGTGTAACTTCACAACCAACGTACACCAGACAGATTCCTGAACCAGGAACTAACATCAATTTTGGTGATTTTAGTATTAGGTTTATGGTTGATGAAGATCTAACTAACTTTATGGAGATCCAAAATTGGATTCGTGGTATCGGATTCCCAGAAGATCTAAAAGAAATTTATAACTTACAGTTCCAAGATTACTACGGTAAAGTTGATAATAATAGTGATAGAATTCAAAACATTTTCTCTGATGGTACATTACTAGTTTTGAGTAGTAATCAGAGAACAAATTGGCAGGTAATATTCAAAGATATGTTCCCATATCAACTGTCAACTTTACAGTTTGATGCCACTGACAATGATATTCAGTATATGACTGCAGAGGTATCATTCAAGTATACAATGTATAATATTGTAGGTCCTAATGGGCAACCACTGCATCCAATAACATACAGAGTTGAGTGATTGGTGCTATAATATAGAATAAAACGTTATTATGATTAGTCTAGAAGAAATCCAAAAAATGTGGAATAAGGACTCACAGATTGATCCAGATAATCTTCATCAAGAGTCCCTAAAGATTCCAGTTCTTCATGCGAAGTACTATGACATCTTCAATAATCTAACTTTATTGAAAGCAAAAGCAGAACAGCAAGCAAAAAATATACGACATAACCGTTACGAATACTTTTCTGGTAAAGCAGATCCAGATGTATATCAGGAAAATCCTTTCCCCAAAAAGATTCGTGATAAAGAAACAATGACGAAGTATTTGGATGCAGATGAAAGTTTATCCAATGCTAAGATGAAGGTTGAGTATTATGATACGATGCTAAAGTTTTTACAGGATATTCTAAAGATGATCCACAATCGCTCTTATCATATTACTAATTCAATTGAGTTTATGAAGTTCCAATCTGGATTAGGATAATGGAAGACTTCGAAGCAGAATATGGAGACTATAGTGTCTGCATGAAAATTGACGACATTCGTCTTTTATATGATTGTGTATTAAGAAGAATTGAAAAATGGGAAGGTGCTCCTGCTAGACCAGCATCAGAACAGGAGCATTTATGGTATCTGAGGGATAGTCTCTACAGAATGATTTTAGATTATCAGTTTCATAAAGAGGACTAAATATTCGTAGAATTTTATGATTCTATGAGTGACGTTAGGATACTGAAGAAGAATGAGATTTATATCAAACTAAAATGTGAACCGCATATACTTTACGAGTTACAAAGATATTTCACGTTTGAAGTTCCTGGTGCAAAGTTCATGCCTCAAATGCGAAGCAAGCATTGGGATGGACAAATAAGATTGCTTTCAGTCCATACTGGAGAGATATACGTAGGACTGTTAGATAAAGTAATTGATAAATTAAAGTTACACGGATATACTTACGAGTTCGAAAATAATAAGTATTATGGTCTCCCATTTGAAATCAATGAGGAGATAACAAAAGAAGGTGTCAAGGATTATATGGCATCGATCTGTACATTTACTCCACGTCCCTATCAAATCGAGGGAGTAAGTGACGCTCTAAAGTATAATAGAAGATTATTGATAAGT